TTAATTCTTATAACTACTACATGCAAATGTTGCGTGACGTTACAGGATTGAATGAAGCTAGAGATGGAAGTATGCCTGATGCTAACGCACTCGTAGGATTACAGAAACTAGCTGCAGCAAACTCAAATACTGCAACTAGACATATACTAAGCTCGGGATTATATTTGACCTTAAAAACAGCTGAGGCAATTTCACTTAGAGTAAGTGATGTTCTTGAGTTTTCAAACACTAAAGAATCTTTCATACAAGCTATAGGCAGATTCAATGTCGGTGTACTTGAAGAAATTAAAAAGCTTCATATGCACGACTTTGGTATATTCTTAGAATTAATGCCCGATGAAGAAGAAAAGCAAATACTTGAAAACAATATTCAAGTTGCTTTACAAAGAGACCAAATATATCTTGAGGATGCCATCGATATTAGAGAAATTAAAAATCTAAAACTGGCTAATCAATTATTGAAATTGCGTAGACGTAAAAAGCAGGAGTTGGATAGACAAATACAAATGCAGAATATACAAGCGCAAACCGAATCCAATACACAAGCAGCGCAAGCAGCAGCAATGGCTGATATGCAGAAGCAGCAAGGCATAGCCGAAAGTAAAGTGATGATTAATAAGTCACAACTTGAATACGATTTAGCTAAGCTTGAAAGGGAAGCGGCTATTAAGAAAGAACTTATGCAATTTGAGTTTGACCTTAATATCCAGCTTAAACAAATGGATTTACAGGTAATAAATGATAAAGAGAAGTACAAGGAAGACCGCAAGGACAAACGTACTAAAATACAAGCTACACAACAATCTGAATTGATTGAACAACGAAAAGCAAATACAGGACCTAAAGATTTTGAATCTTCTGGAAATGATGTGCTTGGCGGATTTGGGCTAGAATCTTTTGAGCCTAAATAAAGAATAAAACTAATCTTATAATATTATATTATGTCTGAAATTAAAGTAAGAGCAGTTGAAAATGAAGAGTTATCAATTGCTGAAAAAGAAACACAAGCATTGGAAAGTGCTGGTATAAAAGTAACTGAAGATTCAGGTACTTACAAAATAGATCTAAGTAAACCAACAAAAGATGCCGTTCAAGAGCAAAGCACAGATGGCGGCGTGCTACGCGCAGAAGAACCCAAAGTGGAACTGCAAGGAGTGGAGCCAGAAAACAAAGAACAAACAGTCGCTACCGAAGAGGCTGAAGAAAAAGTAATTGAACTAATACAAGATACAGATGATACTATCAAAGAGCCAGTGCTGCCGCGAGAAGAAGGAGATGGCAACGCGGAACAAACCGCTTCCGTTCATGTCGAAACTTCCGATACCGCCCAAAGCGAAAAAATAGAATTACCTGAAAATGTACAGAAGCTAGTAGACTTTATGAAGGAGACTGGTGGTACATTAGAAGATTATGTTAGGCTTAATGCTGATTATAGTACAGCCGATCCTAATGCGTTATTAAAAGAATACTATAAGCAAACCAAATCACATCTTGAGAATGAAGAAATAGACTTCTTAATTGAAGATTCTTTTGCTTACGATGAAGATATGGATGATGACCGAGACATCAAACGTAAAAAACTCGCATTTAAAGAAGAAGTTAGAAAAGCGAAAGACTTTTTGTCTACGCTTAAGGACAAATACTACGATGAAGTCAAGTTGGGTTCTCGTTTAGCTCCTGAGCAACAAAAAGCTGTCGAATTTTTTAATCGATACAACCAAGAACAGTCTGAAGTGCAGGCTATTCAGCAAAAACAAGTAGAACGTTTTAAACAAGAGACTGAAAAAGTATTCTCTCAAGATTTCAAAGGTTTTGATTTCAAGGTTGGAGAAAACAAATATAGGTTCAATGTTAAAGATGTTGCGCAAACAAAAGAGGTTCAAAGTGACGTATTAAAAGCTTTAGGCGGTTTTCTAGACGAAAACAATATGCTTAAGGACGGAACCGGATACCACAAAGCTTTATTTGCAGCTCGTAACGCTGATGCAATTGCAAACCACTTTTACGAACAAGGAATGGCTGATGCTGTGAAAAAAATGAATGCAGAAGCTAAAAACATAAATATGGATCCACGCAAAACAAATGTAGGATTCGTTGATGCTGGAGGAGTAAAAGTAAGAGCAGTTAGCGGTGATGACGGTTCGAAACTAAGAATTAAAATAAAAAATTAAAAATTTAAAACAAAAAAATTATGGCATTTGGAATTTCTGATGGTGCTAGCTTGCTTCTTGCTAATGCTGCTCCTGTAAAACAAACACTAGCTACCAACTATATTGACTTTACCGCTGCTGGTACTGCAGGTTGGGCGCAACAATATCTACCTGAGCTTTACGAAGCTGAAGTAGAAAGATACGGAGATCGCTCTGTTTCTGGTTTCTTGAAAATGGTAGGCGCTGAAATGCCTATGACTTCTGATCAAGTTATTTGGTCTGAGCAAGGTCGTTTGCACATCTCTTTTGAAGGTGTGTCTGCTGCTGCTGACTCTGGAACTACTGGTTCTCAAGTAAACGTTATTACCCTTGGTGCTGGACACGCTGTACGCGCTAACCAAACTGTAGTTGTTACCGATGGTACTTCTATCTGGAAAGCTCTTGTATCTGCTGTTACTTCTACCACTATCACTGTTCAGTCTTATAGCTCTGACGGTTTTGGATTTGCTGGTGCAACTGATGTAACCCTATTTGTTTACGGTTCTGAGTTTGCTAAAGGAAGTGCTTCTATGTCTGACGCAGTATCTCCTGACTTCATCTCTTTGTCTAACAAACCAATCATCCTTAAAGATCATTATGAAATCTCTGGATCTGATGCTGCTCAAATCGGGTGGGTTGAAGTAACTGGAGAAGCTGGTCAATCTGGATACCTATGGTATGTTAAAGCTGAAGGCGATACTCGTAAGCGTTTCGAAGACTATGCTGAAATGGCAATGGTTGAAGCTGAGAAAAAAGGTGCTGCTGGAGTAGTTGCTGTTGAAGGATCTGAAGGTCTTTTCTCTGCAATTGAAAGCCGTGGACACGTTGTTTCTGACGCTCTTGCTTCTACTGATCCTCAAGATGATTTAGCTCAGTTTGATGCTATCTTGCAAAAACTTGACAAGCAAGGCGCTATCGAAGAGAATATGTTGTTCTTGAACAGAGCTCACTCTTTGGGTATTGATGACATGCTTGCTGCTCAGAACTCTTACGGTTCAGGTGGTACTTCTTACGGAGTATTTAACAACAGCGCTGATATGGCATTGAACCTTGGATTCTCTGGATTCCGTCGTGGTTCTTACGACTTCTACAAAACTGACTGGAAATATCTTAACGACGCTACTACTCGTGGTTTAGTTGGAGGTGTTAAAGGTATTCTTGTTCCTGCTGGTACTTCTACCGTATACGATCAAGTACTTGGTAAAAACATCAAACGTCCATTCCTACACGTACGTTACCGTACTTCTGAGGCTAACGACCGTAAGATGAAAACTTGGGTTACTGGATCTGTAGGTGGTGCTGCTACCTCTGGAGACGACAAGATGGAAGTACACTACTTGACTGAAAGATGTTTGGTAGTACAAGGTGCTAACAACTTCATGTTGTTCAACTAATAACAAATGTAAAGATTACCCCTGATGTATCTTCAGGGGTAGTTTTTACTCTTTTATATTTATAAAATTTTATATTATTATGGCTAAAAAAATTGCACAACCTACTAATAGTGAGTGGGTTATAAAAGATAGATTGTACATGTTGAAAAATGGTAAATCACCATTGACATATCAAATTAAATCAAGAGGTATTAACTGGTTTGATGAAGAGAAAGGTTACGAAAGAGAACTTAAGTATACACAAAACCAAAAAACTCCTTTTGTTGATGAATTTAAAGGTGTGGCTAGATTAGCGCACATTGTTTTTGAAGACGGTATTTTACATGTACCACGCGAAAAACAAGTATTACAAAAACTTCTTTCATTGTATCACCCAGACAAAGATAAATTGTATGAAGAATACGATGCAGAAGTAGAAGCTCAAGATGATCTTGAAATTATTGAAGCAGAAGTAGATGCGTTAATAATCGCAAGAGAAATGGAAATTGATCAAGCTGAAGCTATTATGCGTGTTGAATTAGGATCTAAAGTTTCTGAGATGACATCAAAAGAATTGAAAAGAGACTTATTGATTTTTGCGCGTAGAAACCCAAGATTATTTATGGATCTAGCTAAAGACGAAAACGTTGGAGTTAGAAATATGGGAGTTAAGGCAGCTGAACAAGGTATTATTAAATTGTCAGACGATCAAAGAACATTTAAATGGGCAACTAACGGTAGAGTTTTAATGACCGTTCCATTTGACGAAAACCCATACTCAGCACTTGCTGCTTGGTTTAAAACCGACGAAGGTGTAGAAGTATATCAAGCTATAGAAAAAAAATTAAAATAAACCAAAATGAAAGACAAAAGTATCCGCGCTACCACTCGCTATAAAAAGCAGATGGATAGAAAAGTAAAAGCTGAAAACAAAATTAAAGACGAAGTAGGCAAAGCTAAAGCAAGTAAGAGTGGTATGGCTACTCAAGCTCAGCAAAGTAAAATAGCAAAACTTCGTGAAAGAGCTAAAAGAAAAGACGAGAAAGCTACTAAAATAGCGGATAAAGAAACAAAAAGAACTGGACCAAAAGAAGTTGTTGTTACAGCTAAAAGGATACAACCAAAAAGCAGATTAACAAGAACTACTAATTCAGGAGCGTTTGGAAACAAACCAATGAAGGAAGACATCTAGTAAAAACTAAAGCGCGTGTAACAGCGCGCTTTTTTAATATAAAGTAAATGGCTATAAACATAAACAAAGTTTACCGGGTTGTCCTAGCAATCTTAAATAAAGAACAAAGAGGTTATTTAACACCTGACCAATTTAATAGGCTAGGAAGACAGGCTCAACTAGACTTGTTTGAAAAGTCTTTTTATGATTATAATAGAGCCGTTATAAAAGGGGATAGAGTTGGTTCCTCTAGTGAATACGGAGATATTGCAGGGCATATACAAGAAAAAATAGACGTATTTGCTAAATCAGCCACACTTACATTTACTACTGGTGTTGCTGCTGAGCCTGCTGATCTTTATAGAACAATACTTTTAACTATCAATGGAGATACTGAAGTTGAATTGGTAAAGAAAACAGAGTTGGCTTATTTAAATTCTAGCAAGTTAACCGCTCCAACTGCTCAATATCCTGTATATTATTCTGAAGGTGAAAACATAAAGATATTTCCAATATCAGTTGCATCAGCAAATATAGATTATATTAAATCACCAGCAGATCCTATTTGGGGATATACGACAGCTGGTGGTGCATATACATATAATAGTGATGCTTATAACAGTGAAACTGGTAGCGGGTCGAGAGACTTTGAATTACATCCGTCAGAAGAAACATTATTGGTTACTAAAATACTGGCTTACGCCGGTGTTGTGCTTAAAGATCCTACCGTTATACAAGTAGCTGCGCAAGAAGAAGCAAATAAATTTACAAAAGAAAATAGCTAAGAATGGGACTTATAAATAAAACAGACGCATACGCTTATTATACAAGCAGCCAAAAATTTAATGGTGATGGTGTAGAAGTTGATTTTA